GCCCGCGCCGACGATCAGTGCGCCGATGCCGGTCCGGATCAACGCGGCCCGCAGGAAAACCAGACCGGTCACCAGCCCACTGACCGAGAAGGTCGCGGCCACAAGCCCAGCCACCCACCTGCCAGCCATCACGCCTGCAAAGGTCACAGCGTATGTAGTCAGCCGGCCGATGTTCTCAAACAGGCCCTTGATGGCCACCCCAAGTGGGCCGCTGGTGCGCGCCATGGTAGCCAGAGCATCGGCGACCGCCTCAAGCGCAGGCGCTGCGGCAACCGCCAGCTGGTTCGAGACACCGCGCCAGATCAGGCCAAGGCGCGAGATTGCATCATTGGTGCGCTCGATCTGGTCGGCGTCCTGCTCGGAGACAACGATGCCAAAATCATTCACATCAGCGGTGGCCTGACGCAGCGTGGCGGTATCGATGCGCGTAAACACGAGGGCTGCGCGGTCGCCAAAGAGCTGTGAGGCGACAGCGGCACGCTCGGCCTCCGGCACGAATTCTGCCAGCCGGTCCTGGATCAAAGCGATGCGCTGATCGAGCGGCAGGCTTTGCAGCGCGCTGACAGACAGACCAAGGCGGTCAAGTGCATCGACGGCAGGGCCAGCACCGGCGGCTGCCTGACTTAAACGCCGTGTCAGTTGCACCGTGGCCTGCTCGACATTGCCCATGGAGACGCCCGAGAGATCAGCGGCACGCTCAAGCACCTGCAGGCTTTCCACGGTTGTATCCAGCGACTGCGCCAGCTTGGCTGTTTGGTCGATGGTTTGCAGCCCCGAGCGGATCATGGCTGCGCCCGCAAGGACCACGGCCGCACCAGCCGCCGCTGCCGCGATCTTGGCCCGGCGGGTGAAGGCTGCGAGGCGTGCATTTGCAATATCGACCTCGCGCGAGAGACGACCGAGCCCGCGGGCACCGGCGTCGCCAATGCCGGTCAGCTCGGCCTTGACCTGGCGTCCGCCCACGGCTGCGAGACGCACGAAGACGCGTTTATCGGACATCCTGCTCTCCAATTCGTTCGTTTACTTTTTTGACCATCACCACCTCGATCTCGGGCAGCAGTTCCATGGCCACGAGGCCGTTGATGCCAAGTGCGCGCGCCATGGCGAGGGCCGCACCCATGTCCCAGCCGAGGATGATTTGCCGTGTCGCGCGCAGCTGGCCGCCCAAACGCCCGACCAGGTCCCAGACCTGCACACCCTCGAAAGTCTGGGGGCGGTTCACTTTTGCCGGGCAGTCTGGGCACGGCCCTTCGCAAGCCTCGCAGTACCGATCGCCCCCGCTGAATTGCCAGTCGGCAAGGGCGCGGAGACGTTTTTTTCCTGTTCCAACACCAGTGCCTTGGCGACATAGCCTGTCTGGAACGCTTCAAAGATCGGATAGATGTCGAGCAAGGCGTCAACACCCTCGGGCGTGAGGCCAAGCACCTCACCGTCTGTGTCGCCGACGCCCTCCCAGGCAATCACCGCCCGCCGCCCCAGCGCCTTGGCAAAGACCAGCGCGCGGTCCTCGTTGCTGGCCTCCTCGGGCAGGGTCTCAACGCTCATGTCGCTGCGGGTGGACACCATCAGCGCCGTGGTCAGCGGCAGCAGCTGCACCCGGACGCCGGGCGACAGCTCAAGCCAGCGCGGCTTTTTTGACAGATCGAGTTTGAGCATGATCAATAGACCTCCACATCGTTGACCAGGGTGATCGTACACATCCGGCCCAAGGTGGCGTCCTTGGCGGCTTGCCAATCGAAGGTGGCCTGCACGCCCTGCGGTCCGCCGATCTCGACACGAGGTCGCGGCAGATAGACCGAATGGGCTGTGACCGTGAGGCTTTCGCCTGTGGGCAGCAGGTAAGAGAACGCCAGTTCGCAATCGGCACCGTTGATTGCCTGATCCATCAGCGTGTTATCGGCAAAGCGCACCTCCATGCTGCCCGAAAGTGCGGCGAGTGACGGATCCGCGCCGTCAATCATGCCGTCGGCGCGGATCGTCTCGATGCGGTCGAGGTTGTTGGCGTAGGTGATCTGGGTGGAGACCACGTTGCCCAGTGCCACGCCCTCGCGCTTGATGGCGCCGTTGAAATGGCCAAAGCGCTGCAGCGCGATCTCTGCTGGCGTTCCAACATTGGTGCTGGTCGCCAAGGTTTCTCCCTGCGCGACCATGGACACCGAGGCCGTCAAAAGCCCCGAGCGGGTCATTTGCCAAGACAGCTGATCGGCCACGCAGCCCGCATAGATCGCAAAGCGCGGGATTTCCGGCATGGCGATCTCGATCGAGAGGCTTGGCAGCGTCCAGTTGCCCGAGCGGAATTCGTGGCTGTACGGCGCCTCGCTACCCGTGGTGATCGGATCGCCGAAGGTGGCCTTCAGCCAATAGCCGAACGCGCGCGCATCGATCGGTACCACCACATTGCCATCAGCGGTCAGGGCGTCCTTGATTGGTGCAAGCGGATCTCGCCCGTAGCCCAGAAGTTCCGAGTCGAGCAGCGGCTGCTCTGCGCCAAGCGTGGCGCTGGCAAAGGGTATCTTGACGTAACCGGTCGTGGGCGAGGTGCCGTAGATGGATTCGAACGCAAGCGCCATCTGCGACCGCGCCCCTTGAGCTCGTGCCATTGTATTCTCCTCAAACTGTGGGGTGGGTCAGACCAGCGGGTCAGCCCAGTGGGTCTGACGTTGAATGATGCAGGATGATCGGGATGATTGCGGCCTTCAGGCTGGCCGTACCCTCAACAGGTAAATCCACTGCTTGTGGCGCTTCCGCCTCGATCCAGTCGCAGCGTCCGCCGAGCGTGCGGTCGGCGGCAATCACCGCGCCGATCTGGCCGCAAAGTGCAGCGAAACCCATGTCGCAGTTTGCGCCTTGAACGATGACTTCAAGCTCGCTGCGATGCTGATAATGATAGGTCAGCGGCGACAGAGTCACCGCAGGATCGCCGGGATCGCCATCGCGCAGGATCATCAATCCCGCAGGGGAGATGCGCTCTGGCAGGACTTCGCCGCGCAACACCGGCACATGGGGTACCGTGCGCAACAGGTCCGCCAGGGCGGTGAGGATGGTTTCTCGGGAGGTGGGCATAGGTGGGCTCCGGGTCGCATTGGACCCGAAGGCCTTAACGGTTGCGTTCAGGTCTTGGGCCCTGCAACGCCGCCAGCTTTCCCGGCAGGTCGGACCGGCTGTGCAGGAAATCGATGATGATCACCTGATCCACATCCGCGACAAACACGATGAAATGCTGGCCGCAGCGCGAAAAACGTAGATCCTCAACCATGTTCGGATCGATCAGGCGGCGGCAATCCTGCGACAAGGCTGTACCAGCCGCGATGTCACGGCATGTCGCAATCAGATCCTCTTCATAAGCATCGGCCTGTCGCGGCCCGAAGGTCTGGAATGTCCATTGCGCGATGTCGATCAGCGAGGCTTCCGCAGTCCGCGTCAGCCGCCACGGTTTCGACATCAGGACGCTGTCCGGGCGCCTGAGAAGGCTCGACGGATGGCGTCCTCGCCCGAGCCTTCGGCAAAATCACCCCGGCGGGCGTCATTGAGACCGGTGCTCAGCCGGTCACGCAAAGCGCTCAGCTCGCTTTCCTCTCGCTCGAGCAGCCGCAGTCCCGCCCGCAGCGCCTCGGAGGCATTCTGGTAGCGTCCAGATGCGACCAGCCAGTCGACAAGGTCGGATTGCTGGTCGGTGAGTACAACGTTTCGCGTGGCCATGTGCGCCTCCTTATGTCGTTGGCAATATATGCCAACGGAGGCAGGGTGTCGACCTGTGTCGTCAAAGCTGGGTTTTACGCAACGCAGCGGTAGCGGTTGTTGACATGTACGGCTCCAAACCGTACATAATTGGACAAAGGAGAATAGCCATGTTTTCAATCGATCAGATCCCGCCGACGTCGGGCAAAATGGAAGCACGCAAGGAGCTGCGTCTGCACCGTGCGGATGAAGAACGTATCAAAGCTGCGGCTGCGGCTGTTGGGTTGCAGGAAGCAGATTTTATCCGCCAAGCAGCCCTTTTGCGTGCGCAGGAAGTCGAGCAGCGCTTGTCTTTGTCCGTATTGCCAGTTGCGACGTTTGAGGCTTTTCGTGCCGCGGTGGAGAGCTCTGGCCGTGTCATTCCCGGCCTGGCCGACGCTGTGACCGCTTCGGGAAGCCTGTTGAAGAATGCCGACTGAGCCCTCGGCCCAAAACGCCCCGCTTTCCATTCAGAAGTTTGACAAGGCGCTTCATGACAGAAGCGCCTTTTCTTGCGGTCATGGCGCCATTGATAACT